TGGCTTCCACATTTTCCATGGCCAATGCCGCCGCCAACTGCGCCGTATAGCTCCGGTTGGGTGGCACGAGTAGTCCCACATCCTCCATCGGATATACGATCTTGCGCTGATCATCCAGCAGACCTGATCCATTCCAAATGGTGGTCGCCGGGATTGCCATGCCCGGCGTCGTTTCTCTGCCCAGTTGCAATTTGCGTAATGCCTTAATTCCTGCCATTGTCTTCCTCCTTCACCGTTTTATTTGGTAGGGGCGTTTTTGTATGGGCGATAGCGTTGTTTTTTACGCTTCGCCCTTTTGCTTCGCCCACTTTTTCATACAATCCCGTCTTGATCAAGAACTTCTCCCCACCATATTCCTCCACCTCTTTCTCCGTCAAATCCCTCGCTGGTATCCCATATATAAATCCACCTTCGATATATTTCAGCATAATCTCTCTCTTTCTTTCTTTTATCCGCTAACCTGTGTCGATTTTTTTCGGCGCCGTTATCACATCCGCTGACAGGTCATAATCCTATCTGCATCTTTATCCCTTCGATCGAAAACCGGAACCCGATCGTCATATCTGTTCCCCACCCCAGCTGCACCAACCCAGGCGAGCTGATCCGACTGAATGTGCTCACCTTTCCTCCCAGCGTTGGATCTGCCATGAATGCCAGTGGGATGCTGTCGCTGAACACCATCGCCGCCTGGTAATCCCTGGGCATGTCCTTTCTGCATATGTGTATTTCCATAACGATCGTCCTCAGCGCCTTCGCCATTCCTGCCGGATCTCCCGTCACCCATGTTTCCGGTCCTGGATAGGCAATCGAGGTTGGGAAAATGGTCAAGCTTCCTGGTGGATCCAGCGGCGCTGCCCTGATCCCGCTGATCCCCTTCACTACTCCCTGCACATATTCGATCACATCCTGTAATGTCGTCGTCATAATTGTCATTGCGAGGGCGAACTATAGCCCGAAGCAATCTCCTCCTAACAAATTTCTAATATTCCCACTATCCATCGTCATCATCTTCGTCCTTCCCATTTACGTTGGATCTCCCTCCCCAGTTCTGCCAGGAACCCTTTTATCGCACTCAAGCTTTCCTCCAACCCTCCCCTCATAAATCGCCTGGGTTCCAACCCGCCCTTCCTACCGATGATCCTTGCCACCTGGTATCCACTATCGAATCCATGCCTCTCTGCCCATAAACCCAGCGCCTGTCCGGGTGGCCAATGGAATCCCTTCCCTACGAATATCCCCGTCCCGAATTCCTGGTAAGGGGCATAGAATACGCTTGTCCCCACTTTGCCCCACGTTGGTGGCTGAGCTGAATCCACCTCGAACTTAATATCCGACCTCATCAGCCCTGTGTCCACCGGTGCTTTCATCCGTGCCTTTCCTTGCACCGTGATCACGCTGCGCTTCAGAAAATCCCCAACCGACCCGCTGATTAGCTCCGGTCCCAGCTTTCTGATCACCTTCTCCAGGTCTGGTACCTGAATCTTTATCTCCAATCCATCCTCTGCCATGTTTTTTTCTTTCCTTTGAACTTCCTATAAAAATTTCTTTCTTTTATCTGCGTTTATCTGTGTTCATCTGTGGTTAATATTTATTTTTATGGTTAATCTAATCTTCGAACTTTATCCAGAAGCTCCCTCACGTCCGGATCCAATCCACTGGGTGGTTGCTTGCTTATACCGAACGGTCCCCCACCCTCGCCTTCCCTGGGCGCATCTTTCGCTTTGAATAGTCTGATCGTCTGCAACAGGCAGGCCTCCTTCACCGTCTTTGGCACCGCTGGCCAACCCCAGATCCCATCGATCTCTACCCCTTTCCGCATCCGCGGGAATGCATACAATCCCATCGGTGTCACCCGGATCTTCGTATACGGTCTCCCATCCTGGCTGGCATTCAACGGCTCCAGATCATAATCCGTCGTGGACCAGGTGATTTCATAGATCCGGTCCCCATCGGTGTCAGATTTAATTGTCGTGATGCTCACCAGATCGTTTACCTTGAGCATATCCACAAATTCCGGTGAAAAATACCTCTTCTCGCTGGCTGAGCTCTTGTAGTAGTGCCTCTCACAATAATCATCGATCAGCCTGCTCACCCCTTCGATCTTTCCCTCGATTACGGTGTCATCCGTTACATCTACGAGACCCGTGGGAAAGAAATTCGCCTTGAATTCAGCTAAAGTGCAATAACCATTCGTGATTGTCATCTATTCTCCAAAATTATTAACTTCTTATCCTATTTCTTAATGCCACCAGGAACTGTTTATAAGTCGTCCCAGTTGGTATTGTCGGATAACCTCTTTCAGTTAGCCAGGTATTGATCCTCAATCTAATTGCATTGGGAATTGGGTCGATAAGTTCTGACAAATCCATATCCAATTCTCTTACTCGGATCAGAAATACCTTGACATAATCGATCAAAATCGCTCGTAGCGTTAATAGCTCGCCAGTCTCATGCCGCGTGATCGGCAAATGATGAAATTCCAATCCATAATGAAGTTCACCATCTTGATCGATTGGCGCTGCCTGCGTGATATATTCCACCAACTGCCCAAAATCAGGAATTGGCTCGTAAATGGGCATAATTGCTGATCACTCCCTTCGCATGCTTTAAGCTCACTTTTGGTTTAATATATTGGTTATAGAAATTAAAACTATCACTACGCTTGATCCAGCCCCAATAAGAAACCATCGCACATGCGTCCCGATAATTCAATTCCGGTTTCCGATGGATCTTCTCGATCCGACGCCGGATGCGTAGAGAATTCCTTTTTCTCAATATTGTTTTATCCCGGAAAAAACGCAAGCCAAGAAAATCAATTGCCCGCCTGGTGATCAGGAATACCTGCCAATCATTTTTTAGATCCAATTGGATTGTCTTCAGATATTCTTCGATCTCTTTCCGGATCTGGTGCAACTTATATTTGTTACCTCCCAAAATCACCAGATCATCGATATAACGAATATAGTACCTGACACCTAATTTCTCCTTGATAAGATGATCAAGATCTTGCAGGAAGAAATTCGAAAGCCATTGACTGGTGTAATTGCCGATCGGTAACCCTTGTGTATTACTGTCAAGGATTTGATCAATTAGCCATAGGCAGTCTTGATCCTTGATTTTCCTTCTTAGCATCCTTTTTAAAATACTTATATCAACGGATGGATAGAATTTGGAAATATCCATTTTTAAGCAATATTTCGTACCTTTATAATCTTTATCCAGCCACCTGCGTAAGAATTTCTGTCCATAACTAGTACCTCGCCCAGGGATGCTTCCACAGGAATATTCATATGTTCCATGCATGAAAAGATCGTGCAGCTGCAACATCAGTGCCCAATGAATGACCTGATCAGGATAATAACGTGGTTTGAAGATCTGGCGCTCCTTCTGGCTGGGGCCATCCCTTATTATTTTGATCGTATAAGTTGAATGGATATAACTTTTATTGATCAACATTTCTCGAATTTCTTTTGCATACTGATCGCTATTGTCAATAATTTTTTTTACATAAGATCGATCACGCTTACCTAGTGATGATCGCAGGATGGCGATTTTGATATTATCAATCTCACACACTCTCTCAAAAATATGCCCAGATCGTTTCATATTTTTTTCTTATTAGCCTCAGAGTGTTTCGAATGACCTACTAAACTCTGCTCTTTACGGCTGAATTTTCACCAAGAGGTGAGGAAGATGAAATGTTGCACCAATAAAAACTTCTCTAATAAGAGTCTGCCCGCCGATGTTGATGTTCGTATTCGAGGACGTGTTATTCAGGTTCCAGTACGACAACCCGGCGTTACTTCCATTATTCCAGTTGCCGCCCAACATGGCAAGCGCACACTCCAAATCCCTTTCTTATTTTTAAAGATCAATACCAAAAATGTTACCGGGGGGAGACCCCCGGACCCCCTAAAGAGCGGTTTTAAGAAGCCGCCCGCCGAAGTTGAAGTCCGTATACGAGGACGCGTAATACAGGTGCCAGAACGACAACCCGGCGTTACTACCATAATTCCAGTAGCCGCCCAACAAGGCAATTCGTTGCCCGGTATTTTGATAGTAATAATCCGAATAATATGTAGTCGATCCACCTCCAATCGAAGTCGGAAAGATTGCGAATGGATGCGCCTGATCAAATCCCATCGTGATCGTATAACCATCTGCATTAATATTCACATAAGATAATTGTTCATAAGGTGATGCAAATAAATTACTTGCATAATCCACCGGTGTCTTACAAACCCAAGACTGGTTTTCGTTGATATTAATTCCATCGATGAATTGATAAACACATCCCCACGGGTTCTCGATCTCCCGATATTTACAAGGATATAGACCATTTGAATTACTGGTTAGCGAGC